GTGGTATGCTAGTCTTGTCAAAAGGCGTGTACATAAGAAAGATGAGTTTACAAAAAGACTCATTGCTATGTATTGCCTCATGGAGGCAAAAGCGTTGGCCATTGATTCGGACGGTTATGTGCATCAACTTCCCTTCAGCATAATGTGTAGTGGTAGACCCACAACACATGTCGCTAACTCTGACATGAGAGATGCTCTTGCTGACACCATTCTAGCTTTCAATAGGGTCAGCGTTACTTTGGAAGATATTCCTAGTGATGCAAATGGAGATGATTGCATAGAAGTTAGCTTTAGAGGTAAGAGTGACATCTACGAAAATTTAGGATTTGTTGTGACCGATAGGTTAAGACAAACTCCTGATGAGATTCGTTATTGTTCTCAAATCTTGAGGCGAGGTGCCGATGGAAAGTTGGTTCGAATGCCAGACAGTTTAGCGAAGTCATTTTTCAATGCTATGAATGAATTCGATAGTGAAGAAAGCCTTATGGGCATCTTCTCACATATTCGGAATCATCCTGGTAGAAAGGCCTTTGGCCGTGGCTTGCTTTTGGCTGCCCGGTTGAATGAACTGAGGTGTGATTTAGAGCTGCCCTTTGAGTTAGAGCAGTGAGTTAAGAAGAAAACTATAAACTAACCTCTGGTTCCCGTTTGGGAGGAGTCTGTTTAACTCCCAAGCAATTGATAAGTAATGAATGATAGTTGAGTGCTTGATTGTGCTTGAATTGTTATTGATTTGTGCCCTCTATTTTACAGTCTTTTGCGTGAAAGATGCCGAACAAAAAGAAGAATCAAAACAAAGGGAAGAAGAAGAAGACTCAGAAAGTGAAGAAACAGTCTGGCTCATCAGGCCCAAAGGGAAGTGGACAGATCATGGCTTCGATGATGCTGGCACATAAAGTGTGCAGTGTTACGAATCCTTTCTGTCCGCAGGCCCATGGGGCTAAATGGCCGGATGGTCAATTCACTAGGTCAGCGACGTTTGATATAGATGGTGCTTCACAATCTATGGTTACGACTGTTAATGGTGACCACAGTTATCTTTTCTTTCCAAATATTAAGGCGCAGTACGTGGCAGCTAACACTGTTTCTGCTGGTAGCATAACATTTGCTGGAGGCTCTGATGCCTTTGCAACTATTGTTGCTCCGCCTAGTGGAATTGCTCGTTATAGACTTACAAGCTGGGGTATAAGGTTATCCTGTAATACATCGCCTATGAGTGTGTCTGGAGTTTGTAGAGTCCGCTTGTACTCCCCTCTTCGAGGGGCAGCACTGGCTGCTCTTAGTAACATCAGTACAAACTGTGATGAGTCACTTGATATACCGTTGTCCCGCTTAGTTAATAAGGACTATTATGTGTTATCTAAACCCATTGGAACAGGCGCTCGGGAGTTCCGAGATTTAGCCTATGAAACAAGCTTGCTTTCTACCTGGAGTAATCCAGGTTGGCAAGTCATTGGAGTAGGCATTGCTGGAGCTCCTGGTTCTTCTAGTGAGGCTATGGTTGTGACTGTGTACTACCACTGGGAGGTGGTGTTTGATGACGGGCAGTCAGCCTCAGTCTTCACTACAGCGCCTCCGCCGCCTAACCCGGTTGTGGTAGGTACGGCCGCTGGTGTGCTTTCAGGCATAGGCAACTTCATTGAAGGTGCAGCGGAGAAGGTCGATGGCTTATTTAAGTCGAAGGCCGTAAAGCTGCTTGCCTCTGCCGTGGCTACACAGTTTGGTGGTCCAGCGGCAGGAAGCAACACTTACATGTTAATGGACGGTAAGATGGTGGACTAGACGTAATTTGGATGAACGTCTATAAACAAACCAAATCCCCACCTTCTTAAGGCGTGGGAAGGTAGTATTGCCTATAACCAACATAGAATGGAATCAACCCATTCATGGACTGAGCTCGTGTCCGTAAACTTGAGCCACATGGTGCCCTGGCAGTTGATTGTAACTGTTGTGGGCACCCACCCGTGTTACCTGGGGTGTGAATTCGAGTGCCACCGTTGCAAGCGGTGAAAACCATGAAAA